AGTTGCTGGAGCGCGTCAGGGAGTTGGAGGCGGTGCGGGATGATCTGAACGCTGGCATTTACCAGCTTTATGATTACGCCGTTAACCGGGGCGACGACGACGACTTTTCTTTGCAAATCAGCATTTTGATTCGGCAACTAACAGAGTTCTCTTTCGCCAAGCACGGGGAGGGGGTGTGATGCAGCCTATCTTCTTAGTCTTGCAAATCACCGAGTGGAAAGAAGTGTCGGCGGAGGTGTTTGGAAATTCTTTTCCAATCAATATACCTGAATCCGGAGACGCGTTTGCGCCAGTTTACTATGACTATAGTAAAGCAAAGCGGGATTATCCGAACAGCAAAATCATTGAGATGGGATTTACGCGGGAGCAGAAAAATGAACAAGCTTGATGACAAGGCGATTGTTGATCGTGAGGTGTTTGTCGGAATCCTAGACATGGCTCGCCGTGGATTAGATAGCGGCTTCTTTGGTGAGGTGTTTTATCAAGACTTCGCAAAGGGTGAACAAGCCCTCGCCGCCGACCTCACCGGATGGGCTGCGGTGGTGGTGAAGCCAGAAGGAAAAATGCTGGACGAAGCGGCGGGAGAGCTGCCGGAATACCGCCCGGATGATGAAGAATGGGACGAGCTGGATTATGAAATCACCAGCGCGGATCGTGCATTAGCTAAAGCAACATGGAACGCCATGCTTGAAGCCAGCCCACCTCTGCCGGGGGGTGGGGAATGAGGGACAGGTTTGTGATTTTTCAGTTGCTTGTCGCTTTTCTTACGGGGATCATGATCGGATCATTTGAACTAAACAGCCGGAATAAAAGCAATTTATTGCGCTTCTGCATGACGCACAGCATACCGCTTGAGCAATGTAAAATACCAGAAGAAGGAGAATGACAATGTACAAACCGGGAACACAACTGATCATCACTGACCTGTGGGCGCGGGAAGCTGCGCTCAAACTGGGGTTTGAGATCACGGGCGGCTATAGAACCGCAGAAGGCGTTTTGTTTCCGAGTCGGATTGTTGTGACCTCTGACGGCCCGAACGCTGCGGAAATGTTTTACCCGCAGCGCAATGATCTGATTGAGACAGTAAACGATACTCATTTTATCGTCACAGAATTGTTGCCAGATGACCCGACATGGGTTGGGAACAAAAACCAATCCGGCATCCAAAATCCATTCATTGAATGCCGCCGCATCATCGAACGCAACGGCATTCCATTCCCGCAATTCTCAGAGGTGATCGAGCCATGAACGCAATTAGTAGACTAATTTGGCGCAGGCGAATCCGGTTTTGGAAACGGAAACTAGAACATGCTGAACGCATGGAGTATTTGCGTCCTTGGTTAAGAGAACAATATGAAAACACTGTCAGGGTGTTCAAAGAACTGGAACTGGCGAGACAAAACTTAGAACTAAAATCAGCGAGGCGCAACAATGACTGATGTGCTTTTCTGGATTGCCCTATCCAGCGCATTTACCGGCTTTACGCTTGGGGTAATCGTGTCTTTGTTTATCAAAGTCAGGAGATTGAAATGATAAAAGTAAAAGTTAGACGCACTCATAAATTTAGACAAACAACTAAACAGGTGTAAACATGGACTTTAACGAACTTTTGCACAAACTGGAGGGGGTGAAAGTGATCAACCGCCAGCTTGCCGAAAAACTGGAAGAAGCGCGGCAGCGAGCCGCAGTTTATAAGGAGTTTCACAATGCTGAAAGCAATTCAAATAGCGCTGCCGATCAGTCTGGTTATGTGGGCCGGCCTTATCGGCTTTATACAATGGATTTTGTGAAAAATCAGGACACCATCCGTGCGGCGCTAAACATTTTAGATGTATATGACGGAATCCAGTTTGTTGTTCCAGAATCTGAACAAACGGAATCCGTTATAAGAATGGGACAAGTGACACGTCAGGGAAAGTTTCCCGAAAAATCATTTACCACCCGCCGCAACAGCAAAGGCGTGATTGTGTGGAGGATCGACTGATGAAAACAATTCTTGAAGAAGCAAACGAGATTGTGGCAGGCGCTCGGCAGCAAGATTATGGTCACGCCCGTGAATCGTTTGCCCGCATTGCTACAATGGCCAGTTTGATGACAGGTAAGGAACTGACGCCGCAAGATTGCTGCAAGGTGTTGCTTGCTGTCAAAATGACACGGGAATCATTTAAACACAAACGTGACAATCTTGTTGATCTGTGCGGTTATGCTCACCTGCTGCAAGTTTTGGAGGAATTATGAGAAAGCAAATTGTGACCACTCAGAATTTTTATCATTTTAGCGATATTTCGACAGAAATCGAACTAGAAAAAGGTTATCGCCTGATTCACTACACCGTAACCATCAGAGCAGACAACAGCGCTGTTATGGTGCTGTTATGGGAGGAATGCTAATGCACAATGAAAAAAGCATTAAACAAGTGAAAAGATGTTACGGTCACAGAAATGAAAAAGGGCAAACGCTTAAAATTGAATACAATGTTTTGTCAGAAAATTTGGATGAAACAGAACTAAAAAAAATAAGCCTAGATTTACATCAGTTAATTCTCGACAACGCTTTTAAACTTGGACAATCAAACAATGCGTGACATAGCCAGAATCGAAAAATGGGCACACGAACGGAACCTGATCGAAGGATCAACCCGGCAAGCTCAGTTGTGCAAGCTGATTGAAGAAGTCGGGGAACTGGCAACCGCCATTAACAAAAACCGTCCCGCCGATGTGGTAGACGCTATCGGGGATTGCACCGTGGTGCTGACCATCCTCGCTGCTCAATCCATGACCACGCTAGAGGCGTGCATTGATCGTGCATATTATGAAATCAAGGACCGCAAGGGCCGCATGGTTGACGGTATTTTCGTCAGGGAGGAATAAATGGAAGAACGAGATTGCATCGTTTGCGGCAAACCGTTTCCGTTGACGCGGTTAAACCGTCAATCGTGCAGCCACACTTGCGCCGAAAAGCATCACACCAAAAAAAGGAGGGAACAGGATGAAATAGCAAAACGTTCTGTTTTAGAACCACCGCTATATAGCAAAACTGAACTTTTTGAGGCGCGAATACATATAAAAACTTATTCAACTCCCGAACTTGCAAAAGGGCGCGAATATGTGATTATGAAGGCGCAGCGTATTATTGATTACTGGAAAAAAAGAGAAGAAACAGAAAATCGTGTCTTTGCACTAAGAAAGCGAAATTCTCTTGGATTGCAACGTTATAAACAAAAACAGAAAGAATTAAAAAATGACCAGACCACACAGCCCGTTTCTTGATTCAATGATCGGTGTAAAAATCCCCGCTCTTGATCATGGTTTTATCATTGTCCGTGACTACATGGGGGTGGACAAGTCTATTGCTGATGCCGCCCGTGTGTCATATGGGGACGGTACGCGCACCGTAAATGATGACGCTGGCCTTATCTCTTATTTGGTGGAACACCAGCATAGCAGCCCATTGGAAATGTGTGAAATCAAGCTTCACATCAAATTGCCGCTGTTCGTAGCGCGCGAGTGGATACGGCATAGAACGGCCAATGTGAATGAGGAAAGCGCCCGCTATAGCATCATGTGCAAGGAGTTCTATACACCGTCTTCATTGGATATGGCGCAACAGTCCAAGAACAACAAGCAAGGCCGTGGAGAGGCTCTCACGCCAGCGCAGGCACAACGGGCAGCGGATAAGATTGAATCATTTTCACGCATCGCTCGGTTCAATTATGAGAGCCTTTTGAACGAGGAAGCTCTCGCCCGCGAACTGGCCCGCATGAACATCACGCTGAATTATTACACGCAATGGGTGTGGAAATGCGACCTGCGGAATCTGCTGCACTTTGTCAAGTTGCGAATGGATTCACATGCACAGCTTGAAATCCGGCGCTATGCTGAAGAAATCTGGCGCATTGTGCAGGCGTGGGTTCCATCTGCTGCAAATGCGTTCGAAGAACATCAGCTTTACGCCACTCATTTCAGCAAAGTGGAAACGGAAATCTTGCGCGAGATCGTTGATGGCGAAAAAGCCAGAAACATGATGGCGCATTTAAAGCCTCGACAGCAGGCCGCTTTTCTGGCAAAGTTAGGACTTGAAAGTATGTAACAACGTACTTCCAAACGGTCCCGAAGCGTGGGGTGAGAACGCCGGTAGCATTCCGTTAAATGCCGTCTTGCCTGGTTGGCGTTAGAGCCAGGCAATAATCCCATAAGGTTTTAAAACCTTATGCCTTGCGTGGGTATATTTCACGCACTAAAGAAAGAGAAACATCATGCCCTGCGGCAGTGGATACAAAAAGAAGAGCGGCGGCGGTAAAAAGAAGTAGGGTTTTCCCTACTCCTTGCACCAGTTGTGCTTTTCGTTAAATCGCCATTCTACGCCATGCCCTTCCGCAATCATGTGTTGTCGGAAGTCGATTCCATTTACAGATACATCAGCGACGCTGCGACCGTAACGGTCTTTGCCATTCCGCTCAATATCAAGGGTGACATTTGGCCGGACAAAGAATTTCATGGCAGCATACTTTGCCAAAACTCCAGCGTGTTTTTCTTTGGCGCAAGCTGGCCTATATGATTCTGGCGCATCAAGTCCGGCAATGCGGATACGTTCCAAACCAGACTCATTGCACACTTCTATGGTGTCCGCATCAATGACACGGACAGGCTGAGAGCAGGCAACGGCGGCAGCAAAAAGAAGGGTGAACATTTTTTAGGCTCCGATTGTTTATTGCATCGCAGCGTAACAAAAAATATTCACCCGTTCAAATCACTTTTTTGTTTCAGGCAGCAAAATAGAAGCCAGACCAGCAAGACCAACACCAAAATAAGTAACGGCCTCAACAATGCCAGCAGGAAGCGCTACGCCAAGCCCGACCAGCAAAGCGGCAATACCGGAATAGGTGGACGGCTCTTTAAAGCGTTTCAGGATATAACTCATATTTCCTCCTTGGGTTTAAAAACAAAGCCAAACGGTTGTCGCGGCGTGTGAAGTTCGTCGCCGTTATGATCGTAAAGGCCGCTGAATGTGTCGGTGTCTTTTTCATGCACTGTCACGCTTAGCGTATTGTCAGATGGTGCATATTGCCAATGTTCTCTTGCCCATTCCGGTTGCGTCAGGTGATAAGCAGATCGTGCCGGACGTGATTCATATTTCATTCTGGCCACCGCCCATGCTCAAAAACAAATGCGTTGCGTTTGGCCCTGTTACCCACCTGGCGGGCATAGCGGCTATCTAGGCATTGTACCGCAGCTTCTTGCCACCGTCCACGCCGAAGGGCTTCCAGCATCTTCTGGAATCCTTGCAGACGCTGAATGCCAAGGTTGAACGCCATATCTGCCAGCGCTTCTTGGCGGGTGTCCGACAAATTGCGCCACCAAGATAGGTGCCAATCTAGATCAGCCGCAACATTCCGTGCGTCATTTAACAAGACGTGTTCAGCGGTTTGTTTGGTCCATTTGATGCCTTCCACCACGCTTGGGCCTGTATGACCATATCCAATGGTCAACTTGCCAGCAGTGCAGCGATATGGTGTCAGTCGCAACCCCTCATTCACTTTGAGAATCTCGACAAGGTTTTGAATGTTCATTGTCATTTGCGTTTAATCCACTTTTCAGGGTTTTTTTCGAACGCCCCCGCCAGTTTATAAAATCCGTGCAGAATTGGCGTTGCCATGTATCCGGCCAGTACTGCCGCGCCGAGTTTTTGTTTACTTGTCCAGCTTGTTCCATCAAGAAGCAAAATCGCAATCACCCCAATTAGGATGCTGCCTAACATACTAACAGCAAAATGTCGCGCTGTCATCTTTTGAAGGGGGTTGTGGTTTACGCACGCGATAAAACCCGCGAATGCCGCCAATGCAATCAGGGTTAACCATTCATCAATAAACTTTTGAACATACTTCATCCATGTTTCCATACGCACCGATGAAAAGCGCCAATAGCACGCGCCGCACAATAGTGCATGTACGACCAGAGCATATTATCATAAATCCCAATGACGTTCCATCCGGCTTTGATATACCAATCAATCAGCAAAACGATCATCATAAAACAGGCNNCCTGCCATTTTTGGAATGTTTTAACGCCAGTATATAGGGCGTTTAACGTGATCAGAGGTACAATGATATTCAGCGTCCAGATGCATATCAGATAATTACCCATTATCCACGCCACAAACGGCAGGATCAAAGCCGCGCAATCTGCGGCAATGATTATGCGAGTGCGGAAATCTGGGTAAGTGGCGGTGTGCATTAGACTGTGATTCCGGCAGTAAATGGCTTCACCGGCACTGCGGCGGCATCGCCGATCACGCTAGCGTTGGTAAACACGTTGTTGGTGATTGTGGGGTTCTGGATGTCGATATAATCCACAACATCCCCGGTATTGAAACTGCCGCTCAAACGGATGGTATTAGATGATTGCACCACTGCAGCCGTGATGGTCTGCGCCACGCCGGACCGCAGCACGCGGAACCCGGTCAGGCCGGTTGATCCGGTCAATCCCTGCAAGGTGGTGCCGAAGTTCAGCGTAAACACCACGTCGATGAACGTGCCTCCGCTGTCCCGTGTGGCGCTTGCCACATTTGCCCCCGTCATCGGGTTTGTGTAGGTGCCGGGCAGGAGATAATTTAGAATCGCCTGCGCCTGCCGCTTGCCAAGGCGGACATAGCCTGCCGCAGACGGGTGCAGCGCATCTCCATGCGCCAGATCATACATTTCCAGTTCAAGCGCATTGGTGATGTTTGGCAGTGCCTGCGCTTGCCCGTTCCGAACCTGCCGCCATCCAGCATCAACGGCGGAAGTGCCTGCTGTATTGGTGCCAACCTTGGCGATAACCACCGGCAATGTTGTTGCCGTCCGCCCCGTGACATAGCTGCGAACCTGCGGAATAACAGCTTCCAGCGCCGCCTGATACGCCGCTGCGCTTGGCGGACTGGATGCGTTTGCATCGTTCGCGCCCTGAAGCCAGTAAATGACTTCATAATCGCTTTCGGTGTTGGCGATTGCCGCCTTCAGCTTGCCGTGTGTCACGGTGTCTGAATAGGTCGCCCAGTTGTTAGGCGCACCGCCGACAAGCTGAGAGCCTGTCTTTGCTCCGAACACCGCCATGCAGGGGACACCGGCATAACGGCGCACACGGTCAACCGTGTGCATAGCCCCCCCTGCGCTGTTGTTGATGGTATCCACCTGCATGGCCGATACATCAACGGCAGTCCAGCGGGACGGGTTCGCCGCCCGGTCTGTTGCAAATGTGCCGCTTGCCGGGCTGGTATGGCTTGTCGCACACCGCCAGAGAGTGAAATCCAGCCCGTCACAAACAAGGGATGTGTTGGCTGTGTAGCTGATGCTGTTCTGCCAGGAATCTCGCAGATAGACAATGCTGCTTTGCTGCCGATCTGGCGTGAATGTACTTGAAGGATAATCCGTGCTCCCGGTATCCGTCCACGCTGACCCGTTGGCTTGCTGATCCGCAATGGACTCCCCGGTAAACAAAAGCACCGCGCCCACGCCCCACGGGAACAGCGTCCGCTGGATATTCGCCGTCGTGACGGTATCTCGCACTTCAAGCGCCAGCTCGCCGCCCTGCGCCACTGTCAGCGTGACATTCCAAACACCAGCGGAGGGCGTGTTGCAGCGTTTCCATGCGGTGTTTGCCGTACCGTCCGCATTGATAATCCGCGCCTCAATCCCGGCAGGAGAACCGTTATACGTTCCGCTGAATGTAATGCTGCGGGATGTGCCACCGCTGGCCCGCTGGAACACATAGCCATACGTCGCGTCGATTTTTCCGGCCAGCGTATCGACTGCAAACGGCACACCAGACCAGCGCGGCCCGCCACGACTGCGAGGCGTTCCATTCCGGGTCAGCGTGTTACCGTTGCCGCTGGAATCCGTAATCGTGGCACTGGCTGAATCATAGCGGTGATACCACGCCAGCGTCTTGCCGAGATCGGTCAAAATATCCTGCCCGGCGGCGAGGTTCGCAATCTCAGCGCCGCTCAGGGTGCCGGTGCCCCGCGCTACCCACGAGATGTTATTCCAGTAATAAGTGGATGTGGGGGAACTGGAACGAACGCCAAAAGTATGAGTGCCCGAAGGCGCAATGACACTGGTGTTTGTCGTGGCGGTCTTGCTGCCAAAACTGGCCGCACCGCTTAAAGGACAGGTGAAAATCTCAACGTCTGTGCCATTCCGTTGCACTCCGACAACCCACCATCCCGTGGTCAGCGTTGCGCCGGTCGGGACAAAGGTACTGCTCGACGCATATCGAACCTGCGCCGTCACCACGTTGTTGTTGGTGTAAAGCTGGACGTTGTTCGGGCCACCTTGCGCTCCGATGGAAGCAATATATTGCGTTCCGCCTGTCCGGCGATAATAGATCAAAGACGCAAGAAACCAGTCAGAGTTGGGAAAATCAAAGCTGGCAGAATCTGCTGCGCTGTACCAATCCGTTGCTTTTGCCCCATCAAAGAACACAGACCCACGCGAGGCAACGATGATCGAGCCGTTAGGAAGTGGCGCACCACCGCCATCCACCCCTACGATGTTTTGCGTAATGCCAAATGTGATGGGCGATGTCAGTTGTCTATAGCGCATCAAATCCTCCGCCGCGACTGAACATACCAAGTGCTGGAAGCAAGATCAATCGCGCCAGCCGTGTTGTTGTAAAGCGTGAGCGTCACCACACCGTTTGTCCAGTAATCCACGTCATCAAGCGTGGTCGGCATAGTGCCTTCCACAACATTAACGGTCACGGTTGTCACTGAAACCGCATCATAACTGCTGTTCGTGACATACCCATATCCGACATAAGCGCCAGCGACCAAGAATCGCACATACCGCCGTTGCGGGAACTCTGCGGTGTGGTCAACACCTGCGTCAGTTACAGTAAATGTTGTGGCGCTTGTGCGGGCCACCGTGCCGCCGCTGATATTGGTAAAAGCGCCCGGTGTGCTGATATTGGTATCCAGCAACAGGCCACCCAAGGACACGCCCGGAATAACAATGATTTCATCCCGCACGGGAGACGTGATTGCATCCGGGACGGTTACGGTTGTGCTGCTGCTGCCGCCCGCTGCGATTGAAGGCGGGTCCCATGTGGTGCTTTTTACGTTGCGAACGCCCGTATAATCAATCGAGAC